AAAGTATGTTTCCAGAAGACTTCTCAACTTCGGGATTTGAAACTCCTTTAATAAAGGATTGTCCTAATTGATATGTATTATTATTTATTGTCTCAGTTGAACCGTCAAAACTAATATTAATTTCCAAATCAACTCCATTATCAAAGTTTATTTCTACACTCCCATTTGAAGTTGGAGTATCAGTAAATCTTTCTAAATTAAACCCATAAGAAGGAGAAGAATTTCTAGTTCCATCAGTATTAAATCCAACAAGTCTTCTATCTTGCAAATACTTTAAAACTCCTGTATTCTTATCGTAAGAAATTACTCTACCAGCAGCAGTTACATTAGTATCTAATGTTTGAGTAAAGAAAGAATCTGCTTCAATTGTTACCTCTTTATAAAAATCTGTAGATTGGGTGTTTAATGATTTTAATTTTAATGCATACAAAGAACTTACTGTCGAATCCTCTAGAATTTCTGAGGATGCATATTTTAATGCATTTTCAACTATACCAAATCTTGAGATTTGATTTCCTGTAATAAAATCAGGATTTTCTGTGGTATTTTCAATTCTGGTATAAAGAAGAACATTTGATGCTCCAAGTTCATTATAAATATCAAATCCATGACCACCTTTTGGTGGGATAATTATATCAAATACTGGCGCAGTATCTTGAATACTTACTCCTCTGGATACTAAATCAAGTGTCCCGAAAGTATAACCAGAACCTCCTTTGGAAATAACAACACTTTGAACTTTCTGATCATTATTTAAAATTACCGTAGCAAAGGCACCAGTTCCATCGCCTTTAATTGGAACATCTGTGATTGTATTACCTGAAGTAAATGTTACACCTACTCCTCTATTTCTAATTTTTGCAATTTTTAATTGTCCACTAGAAGAAGCATGATTTTTAACTGCTTGAGTGTCTGTATTTGTTGCCCAATTTTTTGGTGTGGGCATGTAGAATACAGATTCAAATTTTATTAAATCTCTTGGTTTAATCGTATAGAGATATTTCCAAACATAACCATCTCCACTGTTACCTGCTTTTCTTGGTTCTAGTGCAATAAATGTAGGTTCATCTAAAGATTGATTTCCTTTAAAATCATTCTCTGGGGATGCTCCATTATCTAAGCAGATATAAACATTCAAATCTTCATTAATTACATAATAATTTGAAGAGTAGAGACTTGTTGCTCCAGACTGAGGAGAAATATTTGATGATGTTATATCATGGCGATACATATCATAAATTGATCCAGATTCCCATTCATTCTTTTTTACAACTTGAGATGCATCTTGGGGTAGAATTTTTGACAACCCTATCATAGTATCCCAATAATCATTCTCTTGATCAAAAGAATCTTTAGGTGCTGGTGGAATAACATCCCAATCTGAAGCATATTCAGTAGCATTTGGCAATCCAATAAATGCATAGTAAGAATTATCATCCGAGTTAGTAACTTTAGATACAAAATTACTAGCGTTCAATATTCTTAACTGATCAGTTATAATTGCCGACATTTTTATAGGTTTTTTATTTATTTATTTATGAAGAATAAAGATCATTCTTTAATGGTTTAGATCTCTGGATAATTGCAGAAGTCTCAATTCCAGAAATTCCATTTTGATATACATCAAATTGTTTTGGATTAGATCTAGTCAAATTACTAATTCTACCCCAACTATAATCGCCATAATAATAAGTTTGACCTAAACTGACTAGTCCATTATAATCCGAAACACTTACAACTACTTGTGCAATTGAGGTAGTTCCTACACCAGAAACTGTAGTTTGTGCAATAGAAACTTGAGAAACTCTATAAACATTATCTATAAAAGTAGATCCAATTCCAATCACATTATTACTTTCATCAAGTGAAGTTAATCCATATCCAACATTACTATTTCTAATAGTAAAATAGTATCCTGTTTGGATTCCGCTTATAGAAGTAGATGCTGAACCTGTTATTTCAGAATCTCTTATAAATGAATTTTCTGGAATAAACAAGTCAAATACAATTCCAGTAGAAGCAACTCCAACAATAGAAGTAGTTCCAATTCCAGTAATAATTCCAAAATCACCTTCATATTCTACTTTTGTGATAGTTTCAAGAGTTCTTTCTGGAAATTCAACAAGAACTGATGGTGGTGTGGATGAAGTATAACCAGAACCAGAATTTGTAAGATTTATTATAGAAACTGAAGAACCAGACAATGTAGTAGTTCCAGTAGCAGTCGTTCCAAGTCCAACTGGAGAAGAAATAATAACCGAAGGTGTTGTACTATAACCAACGCCACTCTCATTAATTTCTATGGAAGTTATAGTTCCTGTAGATGATACTACGGCAGTAGCAGCACATGAAACTAAATTATCTTGATTAAATATTTTTATAGTTTTAAATGTATTGTCAATTGTACCAAGTTCATCAAAACTATCAAAGAAAGTCTTTAAGTTATCAACAAATAATTCATTATCACTAATAGAAAGATCTTTTATCAAGTATGCAGAAGGGTTTATATTTGGTGATAAAGAAGATCTTGCCTTAGAAACCAAGAACCCTCTAGAAGAACTTGCAGATCCAACAAATGATGCTGAAGATAAGAATAAATCATTTCTTTGCTTACACCAAATTGCATTTCTAAGAAGATTTTCATCATCCGAAATTCCTCTTCCAGAATAAACATTAGTTCTAACAGCATCTGATGAAACAATTTCATTGACAACTCTAGATTTTTCTTTCAGATTTTGATCGTCGGAATCCAATCTAAGAGTATCACCAACTTTCACTGTTTCTAAAATATCAACATCTCGAACGTCAATTCCGTTTGTTCCTTCGTAGAATAAAATTTTCGAAGTTGATACATTAGTAAGTTTTGATGATTTGTCATCAAAAGACTGAGGAGCTTCTATGAATTCAATTACACTTCCGCCATTAAATACATAAGATTCTCCTGGAACTTGGAGGACATCATTAATGGTAATAATTAAGTTATTTGCTAAATTAAGATTTGATCCTGGTCTAGATTCAAATGAAGTTTGTTTTCCATCAATTTTAAGAGGGAAAAATCTCCTAGTACCATTTATTAAATCATCAATCGGGTCAATAGAAATTATCTTACCAAAATGCCAAGAAGAAATTTCATCTTCGTAAATCTCTTCAATGGATAATTGAAATTCTTCTAATGATAATGAAGAATCTGTAGGAACACCTTCTAATCCATTAATAGGAATAGTAAGAATGTCATCTTTTTTGTAAGCATAACCATAATTTTGAATTTGGAAATTAAGAACACTACTATCCAAACTTACTTGAATGTCTATAGTTGCTTGAGTTCCAACACCAGCTTGTGGAGTAGAGGAACTATAAATCAGTGGTATATTTGAATATGCTAATGGAGCATCAAATACTATCGTTGGAGGCATAGATGATATAAATCCACCTACAGTTTCAGTAATGTCTACGGAAATAACATTACCATTATTAACAACAGCAGTTCCAATAAATTGAATAGTAGGAACTTCGGAAATTTCAGTGGCAACACCCACATTAACTGTCTGAATTCCTACTCTGTAACCAGACCCACTGTTTCCAATACTAACAGTGGAAACTGTTCCAAGACCAGAGATGATAGCAGTGCCACCAGCAGAAACTAATGGTTGATAACCAAACCCAGCAGAAGAACCCACAGAGACGATAATACCTCCTCTAGGTATACTTGATGTATTGGTATCATAAACTGCCTGTACAGGGTCTCCTGTGAAGGTTATAGAGGTTATCCCTGAAGACTCTACGAGATCATAAGAACCTTGAATTGGAATAGCACTGTTTCTCGCAGGTTGCTGAAGAACACTTCTAATTAAAGTAACTCCATTATTAGTGGAAATTCCTATGATATCTTGACCATCAGATTGAATAGTGAATGTATCATCAATTCCATTAAATTGATCAGAAACAGAATCGAAGATATAATTATTACTATAAGGAGTTATTCCAGTTCCTTCTACTCCTGACTTCAAGAAAACTCTTCCACTAAATGTAGAAGATGTTTTTATGCTATTAAAATCGACTTCTTCTGGGTCAGATGGATTTTCATTAGGAACTTCTCCTTTAGGTGCATCTGCAAAATAAATTGTATTGTCTATAATATTATAATTTGCGTTCACTTTTCTAACAATAGATCCAGATAAATGGTTTTCAATTTTAGATCCTAATTGAGATCTAGTCACTAAAACATTATTTTCTATATTATTATAATTAACAACGTTTATTTTAACAATCTCATCATTAATCTTAAGTAAATCTCCACCAGATAATTGTAAGGCATCATCAACAGAAACAATGTTATTGAGTGTAGTTACGTCTGCCGTAAGTGATGTAGTTTTTGCAGTAGAAACTACTGGAGATTGAATTACATTGTCAATAGAAATAAGTGCTTTTGTATTTTGCTTTTTAGAATTAAACTGATGATTTGTTCCAACTCCAACATTTGCAATGTCCAGATAAACAGGAGGTACTGTTAAGGCATCAGTAGCAGATCCAGATACTCTAATTGTTAAATCATTAATCTTAACGACATACACTGATGATGGAAGAATATCAGTAGAACCTATTCCGGGAATAGTTGTTGTTGATATTCCAACAGGAGATCCAGTAGTCCCTCCCTGATTATATACAATTTCCTCTCCAGTAGTAAAGAAATGATTAGGAACTAAGAAAGTATCTTCGTCAAGATTTATATAATCTGTGCTTGTTCCATCAAAGGTTTTTTTGAAGATCGGATTATCGTTATAGGTAAGATTGAAAGATTTTTTGACATCATTAAGAGTTCCAGTATATGATCCAAAATCTTGTTCAATTTCAGATTTATTTGTTTCTATTCCAATAAAATCATACTGATTAGTACTCCCAAAAACAAATTTAAATAATCTTACTTCATAATCAATGTTTGCATCTGGAGTAAAAAATAATACAACTTTTTCGGATACACCAGAACCAATAGTTCCGGTAGATAAAATACCTAAATTAGAACCAGTATTTACAATACCATACTCTACTTGATCGGAAGTATTTGCATCTGGATTAAACAAAGATACAACTTCACTGAATTGATATTCATTATTTGTCAAGTCCTCGATAGAAACTGCATAGTATGCTGAATTATAATCACTCCCAGCAAAAGAAGAAATTGCTACTGTAGATGGAGATGGTGAAGAAGAAATTGCTATGAATTCAGATTCAATGTAATTTTGCAACATTGTTTCTGTCGCCACTCCAGTTGCAGAGGTATTTGCAATTCCAATAGTTAATGAATTTATGGTATATGTAGAAGCAGTAGATACATTTGGTGTAAATGAAACTATTAGATTTGAACCAGAAATAGAAGCATCAAATGTTCCTATTCCTGTTCCATACGATGATGAGAAATTAGATTCTAAACTTGCATAATCAGTAATGTATACATCAGTGTCATCATGAATGACATTTATTTCTACAGATTCATACTCATTATTATCCGCATCAGAAATTAAAGTGTGAAGTTTGAGTGCTCTATAAGTGCTTCCAATAGAAACAATCGTAGAAATGCCTGATGTTCCTTGTGGTAAAGTCGTTGTATGAGTGTTTAAAGATACTACATCACCTAAAGATAAAGTACCAATTCCAGAAATAGTCTCATCCAAATTAAAACTACATACATTTAAATTGTAGTCATTAATAGTAAATTTATCTGGATAGAAAAGTAATTCTATGTTATCCGAAACAATCCTTGCATCAAAATATCCCAAATCGTCTTGGGAAAATAATTTTGCATACTGATTGATGTAGGTAAATGAATCATCATGAATTAGTGAGACTATATTAAACATAGATTCACTAGAGAATAATGTATCTGTAGCAGTCACAAAATACTTTACATATCGAACATCAGAGTAAAGTTTTTTATTAACTACAGTAAATGGTTCAAATCTAGGATTACTATTGAAAAATTCTGAAATATTATCAATGTCAAGAACTCTATTTCCAGATGATTCTCTATAATCTTGAACTAATCTGGAATTGAAAATAATTTGATTTGAGGTAGTTAAATCTCCAATTGTAAGTAAATTTTCTCTGGCTAGATCGAAATTAAATACACAATCTAAATCAATTACAGAATCTAAATTTTGAATTGCTCCTATAAATCCTAAATTTTGGTTGGTAGAAATTCCACTACTTATATCTGGAGATGATGGAATTTCAAGAGTAGAAAACTTTTTAAATCCAGAAGTGTGGTTTAATGAAGAAACTGGATCATTCCAGGATTCAAAGGGAATTTCGGATTTTACAACATATGAAAAATACTGATAATAATCATTGTCATGTATTCTCTGGAATGTGTCATTTAAAAATCCTTTTTCAAACTTCCAACCTTTTCTCCTATCAGAAGAATTTGAAATTTTATAATACCCATCTGATACTGTTAGATTTTGGATAATTGATTTATTCCCACTAGTTTCTCCTATTAAGGTACTGCCAATTTTAAATGTGTCGGAAGAAGCAACTATAAGAATTCCTGGTTGTGGACTCCAATTCTGAACGACCCCTGTAGAATTGCCTGAAATAATCCTTTCACTAATAACAAAATTGTTTTGCTTAAGTATAGAATTAAAAGTTGGTAAATATGATTCTGGTATTACCTGAGGATTAGATAAATCAGAATTAAAGATACCTAAAATCTCATCTGATTCTATAAGATCAGATACACTATAAGTAAAGTTTGCATTAATTCCACCTATATTTGGATCGGTTGATGTAATTTCAAAAAACTTATATTCAAAATCAGAAGAATTGTATGATTTTGTAGTTACTCCTATTTCTGGTTCATCAATTGCAACTCCTTCAACAAATACTTTTGTTCCAACTGTAAATGGGAAATCTTCAATAGAACTAAACTGAGTTTCTAAAGTAACTGTTACATTTTTTAGTACAGAATCATAAGTTACATCTGCAATTTTTAATCCATTTGAATTTGAAATTGGTATTAGTTTAGGTTGAATTTGATTAATACCTGAAGTATTCTTTAAAATGTTTACTTTTCCTTCACTTGGTATATATTCTAATTTGACATCATTTACAACTTTATCAGTCAGTCCATCAATCACAACTAAATCTGTGTCTGTTATATAAGAAAATCCTGATGTCAAGATTTCAATTCTATCAAAAACTGATAATGTATTTACTTCTAAAATTGTTGGTATTTTTGCAGAGGGAATAATAGTGGAATCGATAGAATAATTAAATCCTATAGAATCGAAGTAATAGTCTTTTATTTTTCCAATTGTATTAGAAGACGCATAAACATATCCATCTTTTCCAGAATCACTTTCTATATAAAGTTCCGGAATTGAAGAAAACTGAATAGTTTTATTTTTCAAGACTAATTCAGAAATCGGTCCAGTTAAACTAGTATTGGTTGTAGAATATTTAAATGTTGCTTCAGAAGATGTATAAGATTCTTTCTCTGGGTAATTTTGAAGTTCATATGAAAAAGTATTTACTCCAACATTAGTAACTTCATAAAGTCCATTAAATTTACTTGGAATTAAATTGATTACAGAGAAGTTAATTTGATCTTTATCGACTATTAATTCCTTTTTGATAGAATTAGTTCCAGTTAAAATTGGACTTAACTTATAAAATAATTTTTTCTTTGTATTTGAGTTTATTTCTATTGATACATTGGCATCAGAATCTACACCAACTTCCCCACTAGTTGTTAATTTATATTGTGGATTATTTGCGGGATAAATTTTATCTAAGAAATTCTCATCAGAGAAAAGTTCTAATTCAAATGCAGATTTTAATGAAGAACCTCCTGTAGAATAAGAAAGGCTGCTATCAGAGAGATCAAACTTTAATTTTTGATATTCTATTAATTCTATTTCAGGATTAACTTTTGAAACTACTCCTTCAGTTCCAGTAGACGTTAAATCTACATAAATTTTATTATTTAAGTTATAAAGATTAGTAGAAAGTTTAAATGAATTTGAATCAACTGGTGTCACATAATAAAGGTTTTCATTTACTAACCCATCAAATCCACTGGTCCTTTCAAATAAAACTTTTTCTCCAAAAATTAATTGATGATTATTAATGGTTACAGTATTATCCACTAAATTTACTGAGGATACATTTAGTGGATCTACTACAAATCTTCTATTAGTATCATTATATTTTACCACTACAGTTTTAGTATTTGTAGGCAAAACTTCCACATCAACAGTAGATAATAAAGAAAGACCATGAGATTCTGCAAGAGAAACATTAACTACATTTTTCAATAACTCAGTAGTGAGTACATTATCTTTTGCTGTTTTTAAACTATGATATGTATTAGTTCCTATTCCAGTAAAGAATAATAAATTTGCTGGAATAGTACCTATCCCTGCATAATTACCCAATGAGTTTAATCCAACAGGAAGTGTAGATAAACCAATAGTATTATTAGTAAATTTAGTAGCATAAAGAGAATCGAAAGAACTGAGTGATGTAGACAATCCAGAACTAGTTTCTGATACCTCTATAGAATCTCCAATGTTTGAAGAATATGAAAGTAAATCACCATTTTCTAATTCGTGTTTTGGGAGATAAATTGCTCTGGTTGGAATTGAAATTGAAGTATTACCTACACCTGGATTTGAAAAATAAAGTGTAGATGTTATTCCAACACCAAATGATGTTCCAATTCCTACTGACTCTATAGGATTAAAATAAATTTGTTTATTTACTTCCGAATTGTATGTGTTTGGAGTTTTATAATTCAGTGTAAATTTTCTAGGATTTTCTGTAAGAATAGAACCAGAAGAGTAAGTGCTTAATCCACTAGTTCCATTTTGTGCTCTCAAAATTCTAAACCTAGAAGATAGGAAGTCTACAGAAAGAATTTTTATGTCTTCATTTCCAATTCTGTAAATGTCATTTTCTTTAACTTCCGATAAGTTACCAGAAACACTAACATAAGTAGAGATTCCAGTGTCTGTAATTGATGAAATACCAGATGATAACCTAAATGAATTGTTATTTACATTTACTCTTAAGTATTGGGGTGATTCTGAAGGAGAAAATACATTAACACTAGTCTCATTTACTATGTTATGAGGAAGAGTTGAATAACCAACATAAAAACTTGAATTTTCTTTGTATAATTCAACATCTTGAATTGAGATTATAGATGAAATTCCTATACTATCAATAGATTTACCTGAAATTTTAGATACTTCACCAACCTTAACTTTTTCATCTGTTAAAATAATTTTATCACCAACTTTATATCCATCTCCAGCAATTTTTAATATTAAATTATCAATTTTCCCTGAGTTTGTTGATTTTACTTCAGTATCAATATTTAAATCTGAAGAATTTAAGAAATAATCGTAAGTACTTCTATCTTTATCTTCATTGTAAGGTTTTGTATTTCTTAACCAATTTTGAGTGTTTATGTCAAGTTGGTCTTGATTTGATGTAAAATCAAAATTAAATTCTATCTGCGATGACTTGTAAGTATTACCGATTAAATATGGAAATGCTGGTACTCTATTTCCATCTGCATTCAATTCAGATTCAAACGCTGAGAAGTAAGCATATACTCCATTTGGAAACTCTGGGGTAACACAAAATCTTCCATTATGCTCATCAAGATCTCCAGAATTATCAAATTCGTAATCTTCTAAGAAAAACCCTCCATTAAATGAAAGGCCAAATTCACTTGCAGATGGTCTATTTTCACTACTACTAACTTTTAATGAGTATCCTGAAGAAATTAGTTTGATTCCACCAGTTCCATCAGTATTTGTATATGCATATGGTCCATAAATTGGATTTCCGTCATATGCCCAACCAATTATTCCGGAGTGTGCTAAAATGTTTCCTTCTTGTAGATTATCAGATGAAATATCTGAAATAAAGGATTTAACTCCATTGCTAAAGTAAGTACTTAATAATTGGGATCTTAAAGGTCTACTAGCATAAAAATGAGTATACTGGAGACCACCTCTAGGTCCAGAAATTAAATAACCATCGTCCCCATTTTTTTCTGTATTGAAAATACTTAAAATAGAAGGATACCTTTTAGGCGTTAAAATATTCCAGGATTGAATATTTGTGAAAAGTTTTGCTTCCTCTCCAGCAGATAAAACATCTACAGAAGTGCTACTGGTAGTATAACCTGTTCCACTAGATGATATTACTACATCAATAATGCTTCCAGATTGTATTATTGGAACTAAAACTGCACCTCTTCCATCACCATTTACAACTAAAGTAGGAGGGGAATTGTATTCAACACCAGGATTTAGAACGAATGCTGAAGTTATTCTTCCATCTTCAATAGTTAAACCAATGTCACCATTTTTGCCAGACTTAAACGTTATGTTTGGTTGTTCTTGGTAATTAATGATTTCCTGATTTCCATATTGAATACCACTATTTTTTACAAATATTGATTTTATTTCACCTCTAACAACTGGTTGTATCTGACATTCAAAATTTGCCGAAGATTGATTCAATGTTGGAATCTGTAAATCTCCAATAATATCAACTGTTATTGGGGGGTAATTGAAAACATGCTCTTCTCCACCAGTCGAAGTTAAATCAATATACTGATCTGTTTCCAAAAGAAAATCTTCATTTCCACTTAATGAAATATTATAAAGTCTAAATGTATCACTATCGATAGGATTTACAAAATATGTTGTATTAGTTGAAAGTCCACCAATAGCAGATCCATTTGCAGTATAGACAATTTTTTCTCTATACTTAAATCCATGATTTTCTATTGAAATAGTATCCGAAAATATGTTGATCTGAGATTTTGATGCAAAGGCGATTAATTCCTTGTTTGTATACCCAGAACCACCATCAATAACATTAATAGATGATACTTTTCTTTTTTTTATTTTTGATCTAAAAGATTGACTACCTAAATCACCAGAAGATGCAACAGAAATAAAATTATCATCAGAAAAATTTGTTTCTGTCGAGTATAATTTTATTGTTGTGATACCTACAACTTTAACATAATAAGTTGAATTTGTAGACAATCCTGAAATAGTAGCATTATTTCCTGGATCATAAATTACTTCTTCAAGATCAGAAAAATTATGTGCGTCTTCAAATGTAATTTGATTTCCACTGATAGATTGAGTATTTACAATTAATGATTTTGAATAATCATACTGTATTAAATTTGCTTCTGCAGTAGCTCCAAATCCATTACCGCCACTGATAACAACTTGTGGAGTTTTAAAATAATTAAATCCAGAATTGATGACATTAATTCTTTCTAACGATCCTGATACTGAAGCAGTAGCAACTGCTCCAGATCCTGAAGATGAATCTATAAAAACTTCTGGGGGGTTAATTACATCATAACCAATTCCACCAGAAGTTACATCAATAGATTTTATTTCTCCATAATAAAGATTATCTTCAGACTTATAATTCTGAATTTCTATACCATTAATAAAAAGACCAATCGGACCAGTTACAGTATTATTTTTCTCTTTAGTGTTTACTGGAGATTGTAATTTTCTTATTAATTTTTGTGGTTGTAATAGTTTTGATTCAAATAAATTAGTTTCCGGATTTAATTTATTAAATCTAAAAAATTCAACTTTTGCTCCAACAGAGGAATAATCCGAAAAATCCAAATAAGTATTGGAAATAATAGATTCTTTATTTCTTGCAATTTTTATTATTTTTTCATTAATTCTCTTTACGTATCCAATTTCTTGAAAGTTGGAGGATTTTAAAATTACAAGATCTCCAGTCAAGAATGAGTGCGAAGCAGATACATTTAGATTTATTTCATCTTCACTAAATGAAGAAACTAAAACACTCAAATCAGTAATTCTAATTTTAGTGTTATTATAATTTGGTAGTGATGGTGATGTCACATAAACACTACCATCATTTCTATCATAGTAAGTATTTGAAACATTAGAATTGTAAATAGACAATTCTGGATAATTTACAATTTCTGGTTTGGAAATTAATTTACGAATAGAAGTGAAAATAAAGTTTCCTGTAGAATCTTTTGGTATTTCACCCTGTCCTCTAATAACTAAAGTGTTTTCATTATTGATCGATTGAACGACGCCAGTGGCATTTGTGTTTGTAAGTTCAAACTTATCTCCGATGTTAAAATCATTAACATCATAAGTTCTAATACGATAAGTATTATCTGAAGTATCCTCCAAAGAAATAATACTTTCAATCTCATAACTAGACGAGACATTATATATCCAACTATCAAATTTGAGAGAATCTAAATCACTTTTTCCTAAAGTTGATGATTTAATTACATCTCCAGGTCTTAAATTTTTATTATTGTCATCGTATTCAAATTCTGAAATTACACCAGTAATTCTAACTCTTATTTCATCATCACCATCAATAGCAAATGAATATGAAGTATCTTTTACTTCTTCTCTTGGATTTATTGTTTGATCTATTCCTTCACATTCAAAAAATTGATTTATACTTTTTGATTGATAAGTAATATTTACAATAGAACCGTTTGGTTGATTGATTATGAGTGATCCACTATTTGGAAATCCTAACGTTGAATCAACATCTAAATGAGTGTCACCAGAAAATGCTCTAGTAACTATTCTTGTTTTTGGATTAATAGAAAAATTTCCAGTAGTTGTTCCTCTGGTTTCAATATCTTTATCGTAGTCAAAATCTATACTAACCAAATAATAAATTTTCGTTAATGCTTCTGAAGATAATTCTGATGTATCATCCAGAAATACACTATCCCTGAAAAGATTGGAAATTTCTATTTCTTCTACTGATGTAACTGTCCCACTAGACCCATCTAAATTAAAAAGAGTTCTATTTTCTAAATCTAAAGGATTCCCTTGAATTTTTTCGACAACAAGATCTTTAGTGATTCTATAAGAAGATGCAGAAGGTTCTAGAAGATAGTCCTTTGGTAAAATTATCTCGACAGGTTTCCCATAAAGAGCACCAAATAGGATTTTAAATGATTCTTTAGTTCCTTTAGATGAATAAAAATTATTTGATTGCTTTACAAACAGACTTTCATTTAAATCATCAAAAAACGATCTGTTTTCAAATCCAGGAGTAATTTGAGTTTTTACCTTTTTAAAGAACTCTGATAATAAAATAGTATTTAAATTATTTACAATAGAATCTGAAGAATGCTCTGTAGTTTCCGATTGAGAAAATGTCAGCTCATCAGTTGATGTGTTAGTATTGTATGAGGTTACTCCAGAAAATCCTCTATAACAATTTTCAAAAGTTGTTTCAGTTTTGCTCTCATAAGAAATAATCTCATTATTAATTTGCAATAATCCATAATTATCTACAAATCCTGCAGTTGATTCTACATTAATAACAGTATCAAAAAAACCAATGTTAGCAGTTAATGTAGTAGAGTTAATCAAATTTGAAATATTATCAACCTTAACGTATTGGTCGATGTTATTCATCAAATCATAAGGATTTCCCCTAGATTCTAAAGACTTATAATACTGCTCTAAAAATTCTGATAGTAATGGAAACTCTGATCTAACAAACTCTGGCAGCTGATTATTCAGAATGGAAGAAATCTTAACTCTTTTCTCTAACATTTTATCTTATTTTCTAATTAAGGAACCGTTTGAATAACTTGAAGTTACCTGATAATTTGTACCAGAAATATCATTACCAGAAGAAATGTTATCTTCTAAAATATTTAAGTCACTGTTACTAATATCTAGTTGTAAATATAAGTCCTGTAATCCAATTACATCATTAGATTTTGGAGTTACTGAAATTTCAATACTATTAAATCCATTTTTGGTCTTTTGTGTTCCTGTTATATTTAATATACTTAATTTTATCTCTCCTTTCTCATAATCAATTGATCCAGCATTATTTTTTACTATTTTAGGAGATCCATTTTCAATTTTGAAAATTGAAAGTTTTCCTGTTTCACTATCAATTGGAAAGTCTGTCAAATAAACGTTTCCAGTTACTCCTGCAATCTGAAAAGCACTTGACTTAATGTTATAACCAGTGCTGCAATTTGGTAAGTGGAAAGCATTTCCATAACAAATTTCATACTCAGAGAATTTGTTTAATTCTGCTTTCAGATCCCTTCTAATTCTAATCTTTGTAATGTTTGATGTAATTGCTGCATTACCACTATCAATCAGATTCAAAAACTTACTGTATCTAAATCTAGATCCATAAGCATTTAATTCTGATGAGTTTGAATACTTTGTAATATTATCCGATACAATACTCAGAACTTCTGATCTTGAA